CGTTTCCCCCTCCGGGGGTCTACCGTGGCGGCGGGACGGGTAAAGGGCCAGCCGGGGCCAGGTTATGCAGGTGGCTAGAATGTCAATAAATCTCTTGATAATTTTCAATAAAACTCTTGACAATCAATAAAACTCTTGATATAATATGACTATCAATAAAACACTTGATAGCACCTACAAAATTAAATAGGAGGTAATACGATGAATGTAAAAACCTTTGCGGCAATGGTCAGGAGTAACGAACTTGACGAAAACGCCGTAAAAATCACCCTTTGCACGGGGCCGGAAAAGGACTATGAGGTTATTGCAGAGTATGACCGGGATAATCCATATCACGTTTCCGCTTTTGGTAACTGGAAAATCAAATCTATCATTGCCCCGTATGAAAACGCTTTTGAATTGGTCATTGAAACAATTAACCAGATAGTAACAATTTGATAGGAGGTTTACACTATGGCAAAGTTTGAAGGTATGTATGAACTCATTCCCACAAACGGACAAAAATCCTTTTATGGGAAAGCCGTTGTAGAAGTCTACCAGGACGGCAGCGCAATTCTTTTTAGCTACAATACCCCGATTGTCAAACGGGCCTTGAACGGCGATTTAACCAGGCTGTATGCGGGTTGGAGCCAGACAACCGGGAAGCACATTAAAGCATTTTGCGGGCTTGACAAGGCCGGGTTTATGGCCCTTCCCCACGATACAACCCCGGCAGAAAAAGCGGAAGCCTACAGCGGTACACTTTACCGCTAACCCGTGGCGGCGGGTCTAAAAAGCCAGTTAAGCCGCCAGCGTCCCGGCCTTGTGCCGGGGGTCTGGATTAGTCCAATAAATCATTGGATTGCATACCAGCAGCAAGGCAGACAAGGCATAATGCACAAAACATTTAGGAGGTTACACCATGAAACGAACTTTTGACTTTGGCAAAATCCGTTATACCAACAAGCGCAACCGGGTAAACCGGGTAACGGTTGAAATGGAGTTGCGGCAGCAGGGCGGGGAAACTACTTTCACAGTAGACCGCAAGACGGGAGAAAAAACCATCACGGGCACAACCCCGGTATATTATGAACTTTCTATTTATGGCTCTATCTGGAACGCCAGCGAAACGGACATTGTTTGCGGCGGTCAATGCCTGGATGAAATCGCCCGGTATAAATCCCAACTTAACAACCCGGCCTTGTTTGCCGTACTTTATGACCTTTGGAAGAACTACCACTTAAACGGGATGAACGCCGGAACGCCGGAACAGGAAAAAGCCGTTGAAGAATGGAAAGCGGCGGGCAACCGTTACGACTATACCGCAGCTTGTGAAATGCTTAAAAGCCGGGGCCTTTACACCGTCAATTATACGGGGTTAGCCGTTGGCAGACGTTACGAAAACGAACCGTATACATACGGTCACGGCTGGATTGTTCAAGAATTGCCCGAAAGCGTTTTGAATACCATTCAAAGCCTTTAACCCGTTGCGCCGGGTATAAATAGCCAGTTAGGGCGCAAGCGTCCCGCCCATATGGGCGGGGGTCTGGAAACAGAAAAATTGAATACAGGAGGTTTACGCAATGCCAGCAATAGAAAACTACATTTCCGCAAATAAGAACGCTTGCGCTAATAATTGCATTTGCTTCTATTTGTGGCAAGAGCGGCCCTTTTCCGATACCCTTAAAGGGATTGCAGACCATGTAAGGGAGTTTCATTATTGTGACCCTGACAGCATGGTAGACGCTGTAAAAAGCGTATTGCAGACCATGACCACGGCAGACGGGGTAAACGCTTTTATACGGGAGTATAAAAAAACCTATGCACGGCCCTTTTACAAGACGGTAAAGGCATTTATAGCGGGGGGAATATGAAATTCCAGGTTTAACCGCTCTAATGATTGCAGACATTGTAAAAAGTGAATTGGAGGTTTAGACAATGGCAAGACATGACAAAATTAGCTTTACCCGTGAGTATTGCAAATGCCGCCGTATCCCCTACAGTGTAAAGGGTGAAGCCCTCTATATTGACGGGTTTCAGGTCTGTTTCTCCCTTCTTAACCTGGACTATGCCGCCATCGTGGAAATGATTGATAAAGAGTGTGGTGGTTATGACAGCTACGGTTTTTACAACGGTATCCCACTCCCGTTCTAAATCAGGCAAGCCCCGCCCGGATACCATCCCAGGCGGGGCCGCTTATATGGAGGTGAAACAATTTGCAACTTGTCTATAGGACTCCCACGGGGGAATATAGCCGCCTATTTGCCGATATGTTACAGCAACCCCATTTATTGATTGCAGGGGCCACAGGCAGCGGTAAAAGCGTGGTTGTCAATGGTATCATGGTAACGGCCCTATACCACAGCCCCGCCGCCGTTCAATTCATTTTGATAGACCCGAAAAGGGTTGAACTGGTAGACTATAAAGCCCTTCCCCATACCCTGCATTATGCCAGTGAACCGGGGGACATGGTAGAAGCGTTAAACCAGGCTATGACCGTTACAGAACGGCGTTATAAGGCAATGCAGCGGGCCAGGGAAAAGAAATACAGCGGCGGGGCCGTCTATGTGGTAATTGATGAATTAGCGGATTTAATGACCACGAATCGCCGCCAGGTACAACCCCTATTACAAAGGCTTTGCCAGATAGGACGGGCGGCAAATGTCCACGTTATAGCCGCTACACAATGCCCATTATCCGCAGTTATCCCCACGCCCATAAAGGTAAATTTTGATAGCAGGGTAGGACTACGAACCCGCAGCCGCCAGGACTCAAGGAATATTTTAGGCGTTCCCGGTTGTGAAGTCCTTCCCCGGTATGGTCAGGGCTATTACATGACCCCGCAGGGGTTGACCCTCTACAATATCCCCATGACCTCACAGGAGGAAATAACCCGGCTTGTCAAGTATTGGAAACACGCACGGCCCCGGCTGAAATGGTAAAGCAAGCCCCGCCCGGACAGCAGCCCGGACGGGGTTTTTTATGCCCTGAGAAGGGCCAGCTTTTTATAGGATGACCGCCAGCCGGAAGGTCAGGTGTCCGCAGGCGGGCTTTCTGCGCCCTTTGAAAAATCGTCCCCTTCTGCGCCCTCCGGGAGTTCTTGCACAATGTCTGCGCTCTCAAGGTATTTCTGTTTAAGCTGCTCTGCGTTCTGCGCTTCTCCCAGAGGATTGTTCGGGGTCAAAACAACCTCAGACTGGTCTTTCAGGCCGTCATAGTTCTTCTGCCAGAAGATACCCGTGACCGGGTTCACCTTGCCGTCCTCCATCAAACCTTCCCGGTAGAGGGCGCAAACCTGCTGAACTTTTTTGATAAAGCCGTACCGTGCGGGGTTCGATGTACGGCGGGAAGTCCATTCATAGGCAGTATCCTTGTCAATTCCAATAGCGGCATATGCAGCCATATTGCCCACCTTCATACCCCACTGGGCGCACAGTTCCAGATACCGGGTGAACCGTCTCTCCATCTCAGCCACGTCATTACAATCCAATGGCTCAGAGGGAAGAATAAGCTGCATGAACCTGATACGCTTGGCGTTGTATTCCTCCGGGATTGCCAAGGTCTGCCCCTGCATGATAGGACTATTTTCTCTGGCTTTCACCAGGTTTTGAACACTCGCCGTTGTGTCACGGGGGCTACTGTCCTTGCTGCCCTTCGGCCTGCCCCTGGGTCTTTTCTGCTCTGCCATTGCCGTTCACCTTCTTTCTGCCCTTCCGGGCTTTCTGCTCTTTCTGGGCTTTCTCAGCCTGCTCACGCTTCCAGCGTTCAACGTAACTTTCCATTTCTCTGCTCCTTCCTATAGTTGTAGGGGTTGTAGGGTAAAATCGAATTTTACTATAACTTTTCTATATACGCACGCATATAGAGTAATTTATAGCGAAACGTGAAAATACCCTACAAACCCTACAATTTTTCTGGCTTACTCATATTCCTCCGGGCTTTCAAAGTCCGGGATGACCGTCTGCCCAGGCTCATAGTCAGCACAGCGGGCCATATTCTCTATACCCGCCATAGCTTCCACATCACCGTCCGGGTCAAAAATTCTGCTCACGCCAATGGTTTCCAGAGTACAGCCATAGCACCTTGCGCCGTTCTTGTACCGCCACTTCCGCAGGGGGTCGTTTAGACCTATGAACGCAGTCAGTCATATTGCAAATTACTGTTGCCATACTCAGCCCTCCCGCAGTTTAATCCCATAGTAGACAGCCACACCGCCGCTGACGGCCTTGTTGTCGTACCACTCCGGGTGCATGGTCAGTTCTGCGTTGAACTTCTTCATGCTGCACACATAGTAGCCATTGGACTTACACCAGATTTTGTAGGTGTCATAGAGGGATTTTGCACGAGTCTTGCCCTCCGGGTCTGTCTGGCATTTTTCCTCAAGGAATTGCAGCACCAAGTCATTGTCCTTCTCATACCGCTTGATGACCTCTTTCATGCCAGCGGTCATGACCAGCCCATAGCGGCGATACTTGAAGTACCCGGCAATCAGCCAGGAGAAAATTCCCTGCATAGCTTCAGGAGTTTCAAAGTAGTCCTTCAACCCCTTGTCCTGCTCAGAATCCTTGAAGTGCCTGTTGAACTCAATCACCCGTACCCGGTCAGAAGCAAACAGACTTTTGTCTTTCACGGCGGGGAGGTCGTTACAGGACAGCCACATTGTAAACTGCGGCTTGAAGGTGATAGGGGACTGATACAGTTCCCGTGCTGTGATTTCCTCACCGCCCGTGTACTGCTTGATGGTTGCTTCATCCAGCTTCCCCGCCGTATCGGACTCAGACATGGTGACCATCCGCTTCCCCTTCAACCGGGCCAATACCGGGTTCGCAGCTTCGGTGTTCTTCTGCCGCTCACTCCGGCAAATCAACTCCACGGGGGCTACAGTAGAGTAGTCCCCCAGGAGGTGTTGAATAGCGTCCAGCATGGTAGACTTCCCGTTCCGGGTGGTCTTGCCGTGAAGAATAAACATACATTCCTCTTTCCCGGTTCCCAGGATAGAGTACCCCAAGGCCCTTTGCAGGTAGTCAGCCTTGTCCGCTTCATCCTGGGTGACCTCTGCAATGAACCTGTCCCAGCGTTCGCACTTGACTTCCTGCAAGGTGTAGTCAAAGTTGGTCTGCATGGTCAGGAAGTCATCCCAGCGGTGTTCCCGGAAGGTCATGGTTTCCAGGTCATAGGTTCCGTTCCGGCAGTTGATAAGGAACGGGTGGGTGTCAAACTCATGGGCCGCAATGGTCATGCTGTCCGCAGCGTCTTTCACCAGACGGTCACGGAAGCGGCGGTCACCCATCTTGGACACGAACGCCATATACTGCTTCCGCTTTTCTTCATCGGGAATCTCCCCGCAGTAGAGGGCCATCAGCCGGACGAACTCCTTAATCTTCGCCGCCACCAGCAGGGAACCAACGTCCTTTTGCCACTTCCCACCGTCATAGGTATACCAGGACTTAGCTTCCGGGCAGTACCGGGTGTCGTTCTGGTAACACTCGCTGAACAGGTCAGCCATACCAGCTTCATCCCAGGAATACCCCGTGGAATTTTCCTGATAGGGGAGTTCCGGGTGAACATTTTTGATGTAGAACATTTTCTTGCTGATTTCCTCAGAGGTAATATACCGTCCGTTGGAAAGCTGAAAAAGTTCATCAGTTCCCGTTACTGCCATTTACACCGTACCTCCCTCGCCGCCAGTGCTTTCACCGCTCTCACCCGTGCCGGGGTTCTCCGGGTCAGTGGGTTCAGTGTCACCACCATCACCCGTGCCGGGGTCAGTGGGTTCCTCCGCAGGCGGCTCCTTCTGCTCCATCAGCAGGAAAGCGGTCTTGCTGTCGTTCATGAACCTCACCACCTCCTTCACCTGGATTGCCGCCAGGGGCTTGACGCTGTACCCGTTATTGACGTTCGGGTAGATAACCAGGATATTGTCCTTCCGGGCAAGGTTCTCCGGGTCAAGTACCTTCTGACTGTCAAGCTGAGTGACAGTTGCAACCGTCTGGGGCTTGGCGGTGGGGTTGCTGATACATCTTTTCATGGTAATCACCGTTCCTTCCTAATATTTAAGGGCTTCTAACCCATTTTATTTTGGATGATGTATCCAGGTTTTTTCTTCCAGGTCTTGCGTCTCTGGATTTATTACGGGTGGTAGATACCTTGAACCAGCCATCTGCCTTATAAACAGTACCTTCATGTCCTTCTCCCGTTGAGGAATATGCCACCAGACCCATTATTGCAGGGTGGTGTTTTCGTATGTATTTCCGGGCCATTCCTAATGCTCTGCTTTCCACAAATCGTTCGGTATCATCCAGGAAAAACATACGAGTTAAACATAACTGGTCACTGTAATCAACCTTCGGACTGGTATTTCTACCCCACATCATAGCCCCTATGCGGTTGCCGTCATCGTCAAGAAATTCCATCCTGATAACGGCTCCGGCAGGGGTTGAGTGAAGATAGTGCCGCTCTTTTATCCACCCGTCCAACTCTGTTGAGTGAACTATATTTAACTTCATGGTTACCTCCTATAGCGGGTAACGCTCTCGCAAATGGTTTCCAGTTCCCTGTTCGGGAGAGGGGGCTTGCACTTGGTCTGGTTCACATAGCAGAGTTCCGTGTAAATCTGTGCCTTGCTGTACCCCGTGTTGTGCATAGCCCCAGCCAGGGAGGTCAGGGAGAGGTTCCGGCCCCCAGAGAGGATAGGGGGATACTCAGGTCTGAGGAAGATAGTACCATCCAGCGGCTTGCGGTACTGCGGAGAGTAAATCCGCTGCACCAAGGGGGAGTTCTTCCCCTCTTTCTCTACCTCTGGGAAATACTTCTCTACCACATAGTCAATCGCTTCCTGGTTCTCAATGATGTTCGGGAAAAGAAGCACTCTCCCGGTCATGATGAAGAACCGCCTTGACTGGTAAATCTCTACCCCTTCCAAGTTGTTTTTCCCGGAGAAGGGGAGAGTCCCCCGCAGCAGAATGTGTACCCCTCTCCCACTCTTGGACTTCTCAGTGTAAGACTGACAGGCCCCCATAATGTCAGCGCACAGCGGGGAAAGCAAGCCGTCCTCAAAGCCCACGTCAATGTCAATCCCCACAATGCCGTTCTCTGCGAACACAAAGCCAATATGGTCATAGTAGCCGTTCTCTACCGCCCCTTGCGCCTGGTCAAAGGAACTCCAAGTGTCCGGGGCGGTAGAGGAAGCAGCTTTCTTCTCAAAGGCTTTCATGGGGATTTTGGAGTTATCCCAAGTACACACCCACTGGTTCAGTTCTTTCAGTTCTTGCGGTATCCCGGTGTAATCCATCATCCCCGCACACCCCTTTACTCCGTAATCAGTTTGCTGTAGGGCAGGCCCTCAATCCAATGGCAGAAGTCGTGCCACTCGTCCAGCTTGTGATTTTTCCGGGAGTGGTAGATGTTCTTGAGGACGGCGTAGTTCAGCAGGACAGTCCGCTTTTGGTTGTAGGAGGACGGCAGCAGTTGAATCATCTGCCACCACCATGCCTTGTTCTCCGTCTCAAGGAATTTTCTGCGGCAGAGGTTCAGGCAATCAATGGTAGAGTCGATATGCCCCAGAGGGGAATCTTCATCAATATACCCGTCCGTGTCCTTGCCCATGAGGTGTTCGCAACTAAAGTCCTCAATGGTAAACTCCTTGGCCTGAATCTTGTGCATGGTGGAACAGGAATTGGCAACCGTGCCAACCTTGTAGGTGTCAAACTCCTTCCACCAGTACAGAGGGGCCGTCAGGTCAACCGTGACCGTAATCATCCGCAGGAACTTCCCGTGGTCGTTGCCAGCCGCCGCCAGCTTGGTCATCAAGCCCAGGTCAGAGGGGCCGATATGCACAGCGCAATTCCCCTCGCAGGCAGGTTCATCCGGGCAGAAGCAGCTATCCGATTTATCCCAGGAGTTCATCGGGTTCCGCATACCCCGGATAGTGGCTTCCCAGCCGTAGGTCTGAGTTTTCTCAATCTTAATCATGGTCTGCACCGTCCCTTCTGCGGAGTTGCATATAAGCCTTGTACTCAAGGCCCTGCAACTTTGCCGCCATACGCAATGCCCGCTTCTTGGCCCCGTAGCTTCCGGGGACGGGCTGGTGGGGTTCTCCCACCTTATGAACGTAATACTGGCTACTGCCACGTTCCTTGGACACCACATATTCCAGCTTCATTTTGTCAGTTTTCTCCTTTAATTTTCTCATGAGATAGCCGGGGTCAACCTTTGTCAGCATGGGGAACCAGTCTGAATGGAAGAACCTCTCTACCTCGTCAATGGTCAGCGTGGGCGGGATAGGAATGGGCATAATTCCCGCCAGCAGTTGAAAGTAATCATCCGCTGCCTGCTGCACAACGGCGTTCGCCAAAAGCTGATACCCGTCCATTACATTGACTTCCTCTCCGCAATCTCAGCCATTTTTGCGGCGTTCAGCCGGGTATCCCCGTGGACTCTGCTGTAGGACAGGTAGCCGTTCATGCGGTCAATCTTGGTCAGGTTCGTACTGCCGCAGACGGGGCAAACGTCCATCTCTAATTCCTGGTGTCCACAGTCATCACAGTAGGCCAGGGAGAGGTTCACCCCTTCGTAGTAGCCGTAGTCCATAGCCCTCCGAACCAGGGTTCTCACAGCTTCCACGTTGTAGTCCACGGGATAGCGGACGTACTGAATCTTGCCGCCGTTGAACAGGTTCCAGAAGCGGCCCTCCAAGTCCTGCTTCTCAATCGGGGAAAGTTCCTCCGTTACATGACAGTGAAAGGAATTGGAAACATACGGCCTATCAGATACGTCTTTCACCACACCGTACTTCTTGCGGAACTGCTCTACCTGCAATCCGCAAAGGCTCTCAGCGGGAGTGCCGTAGATAGCGTACAGCCAGCCGTCAGCCTGCTTGAACTCGTTCACCTTCTGGTTGATATGCTGCATGACCTCAAGGGCAAACTCGCCGTCCTCCGCAATGGACTTCCCGTTGTAAAGCCGCTGCAACTCGTTAAGGGCGGTGATACCGAAAGAAGCGGTCATGGGCTTCAACAGGGGTTTGATTTTGTCCGTGGGTTTCAAATGTCCTCCGTAGAACCCGCCCTCACAGTAGGCAATGGGGTTTGTGCTGGCCCGGAGTTCTCCCAGGTATTCATAGGTTCTCTGGTGGATACCCCTAATCATTTCCAGGTAGTAGTCCAGGACTTCATAGAAGTCCCTTCCTTCCTCTCTGGACTTCGCCAGAATCATAGGCAGGTGAAGGGATACCGCCCCGATATTGAACCGCCCGACATACACAGGCTTATCGTTATCGTCTGCCGGGGTCATGCCGCCCCGCTCAAACCAGGGGGAGAGGAACGCCCTACAGCCCATCGGGTGAACCACTCTGCCGTATCGCTTATACATCTCAGCCACATAGCCGTCCCCGGTCAGGGAAAGCCAGTCCGGGTACATGGTCTTGCAGCTACAGGCAATCCCAGCTTCAAACACGTCCTCATTAGGACAGCCGGGGCCGTGAAGGTTCTCGTCATAGAGGAAAACCAGCTTGGGGAACAGGACGGGCTTTTTGTTGCCGGGTTTGCCCTGCCCGTTCATGTGTACTCTCAGGAACGTCCTTGCCGCCATCTTGCCAAAGAAGGACGTATCCAGGCCAAAGGTCATCGTGATAAAGGGGTAATCACCACGGGAACTGCCCACGGTATTCAACTTCATCTCAATGCCCTGGAACCCCTGCTCAAAGTCCCTCTCAATCTTTCGGTTGCAGTAGCCGTAAATCCCGGAGGGGTAAACCTTCCCGTCCTCCCGGAAGTCTTTTGCGATTTCCGCATATTCCTCCCAGTAGATTTTGTAGGATTTTTCGGCGTAGGGGGCCAGCAGCCTATCCACCTCCGGGACAGTAAAGCCGCCGTACTGCTGAGAAGCGGTTGCCAGGATAATGTCCCCCAGCACATCAAACGCCACGTCAAGGGACTTGGGTTCGTTGTACCAGACATTGCCCATCTCAAACCCGCCAGTCATGACCGTGGCAATATCGCACAGGCAGCAGTTCATGGTGTCCAGCCGTGCGGCCTGGTCATGAATGTAGATATAGCCGTCATTGCAAGCCTGCAACTCGTCAGTGGTCATGAAAAACTTGCGGTACAGCCGCTTGTTGAGTTCGTTGAACGTCAGGCAGCGTTTTGTGGCAACCAGGGCAGAATCGGAGTTGGAGTTCTCCTTGTCCCCGATGAAGTGAATGGAGCGGCTTTTCTGGTAGACCTTATCCATCATGTGAACAAAGTCCACCTTGTAGTTGCGGTAGTCCCGGTAGGACTTGGCGATTGCCGGGTTGAAATCGTCCAGCACCTTTTCCACAATGTTGTGCATTTCCGGGACAGGAATATCCTCAAGGTGCTTGCTCTCAATGATGGAGAGAACCCCGGATACAATTTCCTGGTGCTGGCTTTCAGTCAGGTCAATCATAGCACGGGCGGCAGACTTGGATACAGCGTTCACGATTTTCTGTGTGTCGAACGCTTCCAGAGTGCCGTCCTTTTTAATGACTCTCATGGAGAATGACCCTCCCTTCCTGTAATGTCTGCGGAACATCAATCACCCTCTGGTTCGTAGAACCCGCCCAGGGGTAGTTCACATCTCGCAATTCTTCTTCATAGCGTCCATCCACCAGAATGTCTACGTTACGCATGAGGTGGTACAGGGCCTTATCCTGCATGATTTCCTCCCAGGTGTACCCAGTGTAGACCCACACCGTTTTGTCCGGGAACTCAGCCTTGACCATCTGCGCCAGCAAGTCAACCTCCGTGCGGTTGTTCTGGTGGAGCGGGTCACCGCCAGAGAAGGTGATACCCGCAATGTAGGGCTTTCGCAGGGCGGCAAAGATTTCATCACGGTCTTTCTTACCGAACGTCAGCCCATCGTCAGGGTTCCAGGTGACCGGGTTCTGACAGCCCTTGCAGCGGTGCTTACACCCCGCAACCCAGAGGACTACCCTCAGACCGTCACCGTTGTTCATGTCATCGTGCGTGATGTTGTGATAATTCATCACACATCATTCTCCGCTCTATGCAGGGAGTGTTCCACCGAAAAGCCCTCCGGGTAGCGGGCTTTCAGCTTGTCAATGTTCATCTGCATAACCGTGTCCATGTCCGTGCCGATAGCGTTACAGGCTTCCGCAATCATCCACAGGCAATCACCCAGTTCCTTCTTCATGTGTTCCATGTCCATAGGGTGACCCTGGAACCGCTTCTGCATGATACCCGCAACCTCCCCGGCTTCGGAGTTCAGGCCGTAAACGGCGTGGGACAGCCTATCAGCCGGACGGTCATAGGGGATACTGCAAGTGCGGATAGCCAACTCCTGATACTCTTTTCCAGTCATGGGACTATACCTCCTTCATTGGTTTCAAGGTTCATTTTCTCCTAAAACAACCATTGGAGGATTAGAGGATATGCCCCTAACCCTCCGCAGGCCGTTTCTCAGGTGTTAGCTGCCCAGCAGACTGTCCAGGTCAAACTTGGGCTTGCTGCCGCCCGCAGGGGCCGCAGAATCGGCCTTGGCGGGCTTCTCCTTGGGGGCCGGGGCAGGGGCCGCAGGAGCGTCATCAAAGCCGTCACAGGGTTCCTTATCGCCCAGCCGGACAAACTTGAGCATTTTCCCCGGAGTGCGGTTGCTCTCAACTTCCTCATGGGTGACCTCGCACCGCAGGAAGTGGCCCTTGAGTTCCTCATGGTCAATCTCCGTCAGGGAGAAGTCATTGAGGGCGGTCTTGGCGAAATAGCTGAAAGCGTTCAGTGCGCCCTGGTTCGGCTCCCCGTCCTTGTCCAGCAGGGAAAACCGCTCCGTGTGCTTCTGGCCCGTTGCCGTCTGCATGGTGACCTCCATCTTGCCGAAATCCTCTTTGTACTTGACTTCGGTAATCTGGAAAACGTGGCTCCCCTCCGGGATAAGGGAGAACCCTTCCGTCAGTCCAATTTTTGCCATTGTCGTAACCTCCTAATCTGTAATATGACCTGCCCATTGAAGGGCTATGGCTTTCGCAATTCCGGGATAAGTTTTGCTTCTGAGTTTGGCCCGGTCTTTGCTTGGCGGCATTTTCCATATCCGGGGTTCACGTCCTTCGACAATGTTTGTGGGTTCCAATTTGGGTAAACCTTTTAGCCACAAACAAGTCTTTTTGGTTTCCCCATGACCAAACTGCCAAGGGTTTATAATCTGGTCAGGTTTACGGAAAACCGTTGACATGATACCTACAGGATTTTCAATGGCAATTTTCTCACAATTTGCATTTGCAAACCGCATGAAAAATTCAATCGCCGCCTGCTGTCTGCCGTCTTTTCGCTTCTGCTCAAAATACCTTGACCCGGATACTGCCAAGTGAGTACAGGGAGGGAACGCCAATATCATGTCCCATCTTTCCGGGGCGATATGTCCCCCCCCATCCATTGTTTGAAAAGCAACCCGGTTTCCGTTGATGTATTTGAGAACATCATCCATGATATGCCATTCCGGGTGGTTACCCGAACAAGGTTCAATATCACAGGAGTAGGCTTCATGGCCTAATTCTCTCAACTCAATGGTAACCGCTTGGCTTTCCTCGCAAGCCACTAATATGTTCACGGCTTACCCCTTCCTCCGGGGAGTGTGATGGTGGCTGGTGTAGATACCGTAGCCGATAGCGGCAATCAGCACCAGGGCCATCTCAGCGAACAGGGTTCCCAGGACACCCAGCAGAATACCGTTGATATACATACCTTTATACCTCCTTTTTCAGTTTCGGGGTCAGGCGGTAGGTGACGGTTTCCTTGGTCTTGTACTTGTCCAGAATCCCGTCCTTTTTCATGGCGGCTTCATCCACCTTGGTAGCCACGCTCCGGGAGGTGACCCACTCATAGCTGCCGCCATTGATGACCACCTGCTTATCCCCATCCCGGAACTTCTCCATGCTGGCTTCTTTGATAAGGTCTTTCAGCGTTTTCAAACGCTTCTCGTCCTCTGCCGTCTCCGCAGCGGCCTTGTCCAGCTTGGTTTGGAGGGCTTCCGCTTCCGCAATCATAGCGTCCAGGTCGCTGTCCGGGGAGAGGGTATTGGCCCGCAGGACTTTCAAAATCTCAGCGTCAGCCTTTTCATTGAAGGCCGGGGAGATACCGCCCTCAACGTGGTCTTTCCACCACTTCTGAACCTTCTTGATGGTCTTGCCCATATCGGGATACCGCTCAGAGAGGGTGAAGGGCCGGACGATGGTGTTCTCTGCGCTGCACACATAGGTGGCGGGGTTCTCATAGTCCTTTTCCTCAAGGAAGGAACAGACCATGATGACCTTATCCACGCCCAGGAGATAGGCGTACAGGGCCGCTTGCAGGGCATAATACTCAGGAACGTCCTCAAGCCAATCCTCGCTCCGCTTGGTGGTTTTCATCTCCAAAACGGTATCCGGCTTGCCGTCCTTGGTGACCAGCAGGTAGTCCCACATACCGCCGAAAATCGGCGTATCTGGGAAGAAGTCACCCCAGGTCTTTTTGAAGTAGTCCTGGCCGTACACATCGGTGGGGGAAATGAGGTTGGTCATGAAGTAGGACTTCTTCATGAACTCAGCCTGCTTCGGCTCAATGGTCTTGCCCGCAATGGTGTAGATGGTGTCCTGGAAGGGTTCCTCATAGGTACGGGTGATAGCGCACCAGGCGTTGAACGGGGTAGTCCATTTGTTCAGCCCCATAATGGCGGCGAACCGGGTTCCCGTCACCTTCTTGGGACGCTTGGGCGGGGTAATGGCAATCGTGCCGTTGTCATTCCACTTCATGGTCATGCTCCTTTTCCAATTTTCTCTCCGTGAGTTCCATAATGGCGTAGTTCGCCAAGTCCATCAGGGTATCGTCAAGGGACTCCGCAACCTGGGCCGTCTGCTCCCCGTGCCGGACAAGGTTCATGTAGCGGCTGAACTTATCGTACAGTTTTCCCAGGGTGTAGCAGGGAACTTCCCGTCTGGCCTTGGCAAAGCTGTCACCATAGTCAGCGTTCTTGCGGCGGTACAGGTCTTTGATACCGTCACAAATCCCCGCATGGATTTCCAGCTTATCCATGACTTACCCCTCCTGGTTGTAGGCCGCAATCATCTCACCGATGTTGTTGACCAACTGCTCACAGGCAGACCGGGTGATTTCCGTGAACCCCTTGGTTTTCATGGCAATCTGCTGGACGAAATCCTCCTGGGTTTCATCCATCTCCATCAGCTTCTTGCAGGCGGCCTTGAGGGCCGTGACCTGCAACTCGTCAGCGGGGCCGTCCGTGGCGGTCATGCCCTCCTTGGCGGCTTTCCGCTCCGCAGCAGTAGCCGGGGGCTTGGGCTTCTCCTTGGG